AAGAAGATTACTGTCGATATAAATGAAGATGAAACGGAAAAAGCTGAAGAAGAATTTGAAAGCGATCATTACGAAAATCTTGCAGAGACATTAGATAGTTCTAAAATTTCAAGAATAGGAAAACAATTAATTACCGCTTATGAAGATGATAAGTCTTCAAGAAAAGAATGGGAAGACCAATATTCTAAAGGTCTAAAAATGTTAGGTGTAGTTGTTGAAGATAGAAATGATCCTTTCCCGGGAGCTTCTGGAGTACATCACCCATTACTCGCAGAAGCTGCCACTCAATTTCAAGCTAGAGCTATTGCAGAGTTATTTCCACCAGGTGGACCTGTAAAAACTCAAATCATTGGTAAAATTACTGATAAGAAAATAGAACAAGCTTCACGAGTTGAAGATTATATGAATTATCAACTTACTACTCAAATTCCAGATTACTTTAATGAATTAGATCAAATGTTATTTTATTTATCATTATCAGGTTCAGCATTTAAAAAAATATACTTCGATGATACGTTAGATAGAGTTTGTTCAAAATTTGTACCAGCAGAAGATTTTGTAATAGCATATCAAAATACAGATTTACAAACTGCAGAGAGATATACTCAAGTAATGAAATTATCTGTAAATGAAATTAAAAGATACCAAGTAGTAGGATTTTATAGAGATGTTGCTTTATCTAAAACTCAATCTGATTTAAATACAGATGATCAAATACAAGCAACACTTCAAAGATTAGAAGGTATGTCTCCATCATCAGCTGATAGATTACATACTATTTTAGAAATGCACGTAGATTTAGATTTAGAAGAAGATAAAAATGGAGTTGCTTTACCATATATCGTTACAATTGATTATGATATGCAAATTGTATTATCAATTAGACGTAACTGGAAAGAAGAAGATCAATTAAAACGTAAGAGAACTTATTTTATTCATTATAAATATTTACCAGGTTTAGGTTTTTATGGATTTGGTTTAATACAAATGATCGGCGGTCTACAGCATGCGAGCACAGGAGCTTTAAGAGCTTTACTTGACTCAGCAGCATTCGCAAATTTAAATGGTGGCTTTAGAGCTAAAGGAGCAAGAATTGAAGGTGGAGATTTAACTATATCTCCAGGAGAATGGGTAGAAGTAGAAGCTTATGGAGATGATTTAAGAAAATCATTTATACCACTTCCATTTAAAGAACCTTCTCCTACTTTACTTCAACTTTTAGGAGTAATGACAGAATCAGGTAGACGTTTTGCATCAATCGCAGATGCGATGGTAGGTCAATCCGCAGGATCTGGTCCAGTAGGAACTACTATTGCTCTTATAGAACAAGGTTCTAAAGTATTTTCTGCTATACATAAAAGATTACATCAAGCTCAAGGTAGAGAATTTAAATTAATTTATGAAATTAATGGAGAATATTTAGATGATGAATATCCATATGAAACTATTGGTGAAAGAAAAGTAGTTAGAAGAAAAGATTTTGATCAAGCGATAGCTGTAGTACCAGTATCTGATCCTAATATTTCATCTTCTGCTCAAAGAATTGCTTTAGCACAAACTGGACTTCAATTAGCACAACAAGCTCCTCAGATTATTGATGTAAAACAAGCTTATAAAAGATTTTTACAATCTTTAAATGTACCTGATTATGAAAATTTATTAATAGATGATAAAGAAACTCCTCGTAGAGATCCAGTTTCTGAGAATATGGCTGTATTAAATGGTAAACCTATTCAAGTTTTTGAAGAACAGGAACATCAAGCTCATCTCATGGTTCATCAACAATTTATTAATGACCCAAGATTTGGTGGAACACCTGAAGCTAAACAAGCTATATATGGTCAAATGTTAGCACATATGGGTCAACATATGGCTTTTTTATATCAACAACAAATGCAAGCTCAAGCTCAAGAAGGAAATCCAGTATCAAGTGGTCAATTTAATAAAGAATTTTTAGATAAAGAAGTTAAACCACTTCCAATTGAACAAGAAAATAGAATTGCATTAGCAGCAGCCGAAGCTGCTCAGGGTTTAATGGGTAGTATGCCACCAAGTCCAGAGCAACAACAGATGCAAATGGAGATGCAAGAGAAAATGGAAAATTTAAAATTAAAAACTGAAGAATTAAATATCCGTAAAGCAAGATTTGAAGAAGGTGTTAAGACTAATGAGAGACAACAAACTAGAAAAGATGCTGAAGTGAAAGCTAAAATAGTAGAAGCAGCTTCTCGAATTGCAAAACGTGATAAATAATATGTCTGTTAAAGCTGAAGAAATAAAACAAGCTAAAAAATTTTTAGAAAATAAAAAATTATCTATTAAAGTGATTAAACCAAGATTATTTGCTATAGCTTCTAAAGAATTAAAACAAGATTTTGATAATACATTAAATGAATTAACGAAAGCACTCAATGGAAAAACTACTACAAGCAATCAAAAATCAAATAAAAAGACATAAAGAAGAATTAGGTAATAATTTGTTGTCAAAAGGTGTAGATAACATAGAGGAGTTTAAACGAAACTATGGCTATGGTCAGGGTTTAGATAAATCTCTACAAATTATTAATGAATTAATAGAAAAATACAAAAAAGGAGAAATAGAAGATGATTAGTAATGAAGCATGGGCTACAGAAGATGATGTAAGTACACCAGTAAATGTGCCACAACCAGTTGGATATAGAATTTTAATAAGACCAAAAGGTCCTGTATCTAAAACAAAAGGTGGTATTTATTTATCTGATAATAATAAAGATACTCAATCTTATTTAAACAGTATAGGTCAAGTAATAGCAATGGGATCTGAGTGTTATAGCGATAGAAAATCACCTTGGTGTAAAGTAGGAGATTGGGTTTTGTTCGGTCGTTATGCAGGTGCACGCATATCTGTACAGAATGTCAAAATGGTGATAGTAAATGACGATGAGATTATTGCTTCACTTGAAAATCCTGAAGTAATATCTCAACAAATATAAACATACGTTATTGAGTTAAGAATAACGCCAACATAGGAGATAACTATGCCCAATGAAGAAGAAATAAAAAAAGAAATTGAGGTTAAATTAGACGAACCTCTTTCTGAAAAAGAAATAGAGATAAAACCTAATGCTCTTGAAACTCTAACTCAAACTTTTGAAAAAGAAGAAGAATCTAAAGTTGAACAACCTAAAATTGTTCCGCCTTATTCTGATGAACTTCCTTATTCAGAGAAAGTTCGTAAGAGAATTCAAAAAGAAGTTGCCAAAAGAGCTGAAGCTGAACAAAGAATAGCTGAATTAGAAGATAGACTAGTTACAATGGAAAAGAAAACTATTGATATTGCTAGTAAGTCACTTTCTAATCAATATTCTTCTGTTTCTCAAAAACTTAAACAAGCTATTGATGAAGGTAATACTGAAGAACAAATAAAATTGTACGAAAGTATGGCTGATATTCGTAGTCAAATGAATAAGACACAAGAATATGCTTCTGAAATGCCTAAAAAAACTGATCCTAAAAAACCAATACCACCTTTAGCATCAGATTGGGTAAAAGAAAATAGTAATTGGTTCAATAAACCTGGTTATCGTAAAGAAACAGCTATGGCTTATGGAATTGATGCTGAGTTAACAGAAGAAGGTTGGGATGTAAATGATCCAGAATATTATAATGAAATGACTAGAAGGTTAAAATCTTCTAATTTACCTCATTTTAGTAAATCTGAAGAAAGTTCTTCTCAAACTGACAAAAATGTGGTACAAAAAGCTAACAGAGTGCAATCTCCTGTTGCTGGAGTTTCTCGTAAAAAAGGAATCGACAGTAACCGAGTTAAGCTTACTTCTGATGATTTAGATACTGCGAGAAAATTTGGTATCGATATTAATGATGAAGCGGCACTGAAACGTTTTGCTAAAGAAGTAAAAAGCTTTAGTGATACAGGACAACTATAGGAGCCTGATATGAAGAATAATAAAATAAAAAATGAAACTAGAGTTGAGAAATCAACTGTAGCTTCAAAGTGGCGCCCAACTAACTTATTGGAGGCACCTGAACCAAGACCTGGTTTCAAACAGAGATGGATTGCAACTATGGTATTAGGACAGGAAACACCAACAAATGTGGCTAAACGTATGCGTGAAGGTTGGCAACCTAGAGACCTTAAAACAGTTTCTGATGCTAATAAATATGCTACGATTGAACATGGCAAATTTGCTGGTTATATAGGTATGGAAGGAATGGTACTCTGTGAAATGCCAGAAGAAATGGTAAACCAACGTAATGAATATTACGCACAAATGACTGAAAATCTAATGAGATCAGTCGAGATGGACATTCACAAAGTAGAACGACCTGGAAATCCTATAAGCCGTTCTTACAAGACCGAAGTTACGAGGGGCGGTTTTAAAGAGTAATAATTTATAACAAGGAGTTATAAAATGGCTAATACTAATGCTCCTAATGGGTTTGTACCTCTTAGGCATTTAACTGGCGGTGTTATAAGACCTCAGGCCTATCCTATAGCTAATGGATTTGCGACTTCACTATTTTCTGGTGATTTAGTAACATTACTATCTGATGGAACTGTAGGAATTGCAACGAATGCTATAAACGCACTAGGTGTGTTTTATGGTGTTCAATACATCGATCAGACAAGTGGAGATGTAAAATTCTCTAAAATTTGGCCGGCAAGTACAACAGTCAAAACTAATACAGCTGCGACTGCTTTTGTATATGACGATCCAAATATAACATATGAAGTCCAGGGTAATGGAACTTTTGCAAATGCTAACGTAGGTGAGCTTTGTAATGTAACTTTTACTGCTGGTGAAACAACTTTTGGTGGATCCCAACAAGAAGCGGATCTTGGAACTTTAGCAACAACTGCAAAAGTTTTAAGAATACTACGACTTGTGGATGAACCAAGTAACGCTGTAGGTGCGGATGCTAAATTAGAAGTGGTTATTAATAACCATCTATATGGTACTCGTGCTAGCGGTATTTAAGGAGATTAACACATGGCTTTAAATAGGGCGCTGTTTACCAAGCAGCTTAATCTTGGTTTAAATACCGTGTTTGCTATGGAGTATGATAGATACCCAGAACAATGGAGAGATATTTACT